TCTAATATATAAATAACTATAGCAATTACCGCCCTTTGTACACTTAGGAGACAATGATGTCTAAAATTGAAGAAAAATCACTGGATGAAAACGCAGTTACTGCAAACGCCAAACCTGCGGATCCGATGCCAAAATCTGAAGCTGGGACACCTGGTCAAGCAGGATACCAAGATCTTGGTGGACCTACACCTATGAATTCCAAACCTGATGATGACTCTAACAAGTACAAAACAGGTGGCGGACCTACTGCAACACCTCCTCAGACTAAACCATCTGATGCAAGTGGAAAAACAGTAGACTCAATGAAGGGTGATGTCAAGGCGGGACATGAACCTGAAGGTGACGTAATTGCTGAAGACGAAGCACAGAAAGAAGAGGAAGTAATCGAAGTAGATCTTTCTGCTGATGTGCAGGCTCTTACAGAAGGCGAAGACCTAAGTGAAGAATTCAAAGAGAAAGCAAAGACTATCTTTGAAGCAGCGGTTGTTACTCGTCTAAACGAAGAACTAGGACGTATGCATGATGAGTATGCAAAAGTCTTAGAAGAAGAAATTGAAAAAGTCAAGACTGACCTTGCAGAGAAGGTTGACGACTACCTCTCATATTCAGTTAAAAACTGGATGGAAACCAACTCCCTTGCTATTGAGCATGGTATCAAAAATGAGATGGCAGAAAACGTCCTTGACGGAATCAAAAAAGTTTTCGTGGAGAATCACATTGAGCTCCCCGAAGAAAAACTTGATTTAGTAGATGAAATGACATCTCAACTAGATCAAATGGAAACAAAACTCAACCAGTCAATCGAAGAGAATGTTACTCTTAACAAAGAGATTGGCGGCTATATTAAGAATGGGATTGTGAATGAAGCGTCTGAGGGTTTGACCCTTTCGCAACGCGAAAAACTGTCTGCTCTCGCAGAGGCTGTTGAGTTTAATGATGCTGAGAGTTACAAAAAGCAAATCCAAACACTCAGAGAGTCTTACTTCTCATCTAAGTCACCAGAAGCTGCAACTGCACCTTCCGCTGATACTGAGGTAGAGAATGTAGAACCTATCAATGAGGGAATGGACGCTTATGTAAAAGCTCTCTCCCGTTGGTCCAAATAATCAATCCACATCCTTAACGAGGTATCACACAAATGTTCAATTCTGAGCACTTGCAGGAGAAGTGGAACCCTATCCTAACTCACGGAGATCTACCAGAGATCAAAGATAGTTACAGAAAGGCAGTTACCGCAGTCCTCCTAGAGAACCAAGAAAAATTTATTAAGGAAGAAGCTGGCGTATTGACCGAAGCCGCTCCTACTATGTCTGCAGGTACTGCAGGTTTCAGTGGTAGTAGCACAGCAACAGGTCCAGTCGCAGGTTTCGACCCAGTTCTCATCTCATTGATCAGAAGATCAATGCCTAAGTTGATCGCATATGACATCGCAGGCGTTCAACCAATGACAGGTCCTACAGGACTTATCTTTGCGATGAGATCACGCTACGGCACAAACCGTACAGCAGGATCAGAAGCATTCTTCAACGAAGCAGATTCAGAGTTTTCAGCAGAAAACGCAGCATCTGACCTAGGAAGGACTGCTCAATCAGGAAGTAATCCAGGTCTTCTAAATGACTCTGGCACATACACCTTCTCAGGTGGTATGCCAACAGCTGAGTCTGAAGCATTGGGTGACGCTACTGGTAACCAATTCGCTGAGATGAACTTCAGCATTGAGAAAGTTACTGTGACTGCGAAGTCCAGAGCACTCAAGGCAGAGTATTCTCTAGAATTGGCACAAGACCTTAAGGCAGTACACGGTTTAGACGCTGAGTCTGAATTGGCAAACATCCTCTCAACTGAGGTACTTGCTGAGATTAACCGTGAAGTTGTAAGATCTGTATACAAAGTCGCAAGACCTGGTGCACAGAATAATACAGCAACTGCAGGTGTCTTTGACCTAGACGTTGACTCCAACGGTAGATGGTCAGTAGAGAAGTTTAAAGGTCTTCTATTCCAGATCGAAAGAGACATGAACGCTATCGGGCATGAAACTAGACGTGGAAAGGGTAATATCCTCATCTGCTCAGCAGACGTGGCTAGTGCTCTATCAATGGCTGGTGTGCTTGATTACACTCCTGCTCTAGCTGGTAACAGTAACTTACTTCCAGATGACAACAGCAGCACTCTTGCTGGTACATTAAACGGTAGAATTAAGGTCTATGTTGACCCTTACTCTGCAAACGTAAGTGACAGACACTTCTACGTTGGTGGATACAAAGGATCTTCTGCATACGACGCAGGAATATTCTACTGCCCATATGTCCCACTACAGATGGTCAGAGCTGTGGGTCAGGATACATTCCAGCCAAAAATCGGGTTTAAGACTCGTTATGGCATGGTTGCTAACCCATTTGCTGAAGGCACAGACCAAGGTGGCGGAGATCTTGATGCTAACAAGAACCGTTACTACAGACGTGTGCTAGTTGACAACTTAATGTAAATTGTCAGTATATAAAGACAGGGGCACCTCTCCGAGGTGCCTTTTTTTATTAGGAGATCATAAATATAGCAACTGACGAGATAGACATGGTAGCAGAGGTTACATACTACGTTATGCTCTTCCTTCTTTTAGGATTGTTTACCATCTACCTATTGCGTTTAGGTGCATAATATAGTAAGATATAGAAAACTTATCTAATATGCCCAGAAAAGATTTAGATCGACTCGATGATCTCTTAGATGACATCGATAGAATGAAAAACAAAATCATAGGAATTGAAGACGTCACGGATTCTCCGAAAGACTGGCACGATTTCTGGTATAATTCAAAGGACATCAATGATAAAGACACTACTCAGTGAGTTTCCTCGCACAGACGTTGTAGACATCGGTATGACCGAAAAGAAAATACGACAAGTATCCTATACAAAAGAGGAAGTTGATGCATTGATAGCAGAAGCTATAGAAGAAGCACGTCGTATTGATGAAGCATCAATGGCAAAGCATAATAGAGACGCAACGGTAATCTCTATGATCTTAGGTTTCACAGCACTAGCATTATTTGTGGATGGATTACTAAGGATGTTAGGAATTATTCCTCCATTCATGCACATTGATATAAACATTTTAGACAGGATCGTTGACCAAGTTAAAACCGATCTTGGAGAAAAGATTCTCACACCAATACAGAGGTATGGACTACGGCAGTAAGATTTTAGTAATACATTTTTTGAGAGGGATAACATACGGACTACTTGCTCACTTCATACTGAAGGTGATCTTTGATCTGTACGATATAAATAAGGATGACGACGATGATGATCCCGAAGGTGGTCTCATGTCGCCTGTCTACATGGGTGCCTAATGACTGACTCTTGGAATTCACAGATTGAAAATAGAAACTTTCTATCACCACTAGGATTTAAGATGGTGATGCCTAAGTTTCCTAAGGTAGTGTACTTTAGTCAAACTGCTGCTATTCCTGCGATTACAATTACACAACCAATGCAGTCCACAAGGTATGGACGTCAACTACCACTAGAAGGTACATTCCAATACGAAGATTTTGAAATGTCTTTCATAGTAGATGAGGATATGGAAAACTATCTGCTACTACATAACTGGTTGCGTGCTCTCGGTGTCCCCGAGAAGGCAAAAGAAAGGACAGATTTTATGGCATTTATGAAGTCTAGATTCCAATACGATGCAAAAGACTGGGATCTGATATCTGCTGACGCATCTTTGACAGTGCTCAACAGTAACTTCAATGCAAACTTCAACGTTGTATTTAAAGGATTGTTTCCAGTGTCCTTGTCAGGATTGGATTTTAATGCTACAATAGATGGCACACAGTATGCCACCGCTAATGCAACATTCAAGTATATCTTGTATGAGATACAGGGTGGCGAAAGTAACGTCCGCTCTAGCAGTTTGGAATAAATGAATTTATCAAAAATTGAAGAGATGTGGCAGAAGGACTCTGAGCTTCATAGGGAGTTGCCTGAGCTTCTTGCAAATGATTCATTAGAATCTGCTAAACTACACTCTAAGTATTTGAAATGGTTAAATCAATTTCGTCTGATGCTTTCAGAAGCAGAAAGAGATCAGAAGATGTTGAGGTTAGCTAAATTCGAGTATTATTCTGGTAAAAAACCAGACGCAGATGGAAAAATAAATCCCTTAAAGATATTGAAATCGGATCTAGGTATATACTTAGATGGTGATGATGATTTATGTCGTGCAAACAGTAAAGTCCACTACCTTGAAACTTGTATAAGTACTTGCGAGAGGATTCTTAAATCAATAGACAACCGTGGGTTTGCTATTAAGAATGCATTTGACATAATCAAATACTATGACATACGTTAGGAAAAAAAATGAAGTATATCTTAAGGTAGAAACCGAGCAGCATATACACAAGGAGTTATCAGACTACTTTTGTTTTGATGTCCCTAACGCTAAATTCATGCCACACTATAAAAAACGTGTGTGGGATGGAAAGATTAGATTATACTCGCCAGGCACAGGTGAAATATACTGTGGACTATATGATTACCTAGAGGAATTCTTTAACAATAAAGGATATGAATACGTCGTCAAACAAGACGACCACTATGGAATACCACAGGAGGATGAAGAGTATGTCACACCTCAAAGCACAGCGTCTTTTGTTGGGTCTTTGGGTCTCCCTTTCAAAGCAAGGGACTACCAATTACGAGGCATATATCAAGCACTTAAGTCGCGTAGGAAGCTTCTACTATCCCCCACAGGATCAGGGAAATCCTTAATAATATATGCACTAGTCCGATGGTATATGCAAAAAGGACTAGAAACACTAATCATTGTGCCTACCACATCATTGGTAGAGCAGATGTATAAAGATTTTGAGATCTATGGTTGGAAAGCAAGTGCTTATTGCCATAAGATTAGAGCAGGAAGAGAGAAATATGTTGACAAACCAGTTGTAATATCTACTTGGCAGAGTATATACAAAGAAGGTAAAGCTTTCTTTGACAGGTTTGATGCTGTCATAGGAGATGAAGCACACTTATATAAAGCAAAATCATTGTCGGGTATCCTCACCAAGATGGTCGATACAAAATATCGTATTGGTCTTACAGGGACACTAGATGGGTTGCAAACCCACCAACTAGTATTAGAAGGATTGTTTGGTAGTGTGGATCAGGTCACAAAGACTAAGGATCTACAGAAGAAAGGACACCTGACACCACTAAAGGTAAATATTATACTACTAAAACATGGGTGGGTGCCGTTTGATTACTATCAACAGGAGATAGAATACCTGTGTATGCATGAAAGACGTAACAAATTTATTAGTAAATTGGCAATGGATACGGTTGGCAACACCTTAATTCTATTCAATTACGTCGAGAAACATGGTGAGCCTCTTTACGAATTGATAAATAGTTACAATTCCAACCGCCGTTTGTTTTTCATTCATGGTGGAATTGACACAGAAGATCGTGAAGAAGCGAGAAGGATCACAGAATCACAGAAGGATGCTATAATCATTGCGAGCTATGGCACATTCTCGACTGGTATCAATATTCGCAACCTGCATAACGTTATCTTTGCTAGTCCATCCAAGTCTAGAGTCCGTAACTTACAGTCTATAGGTAGGGTGCTTAGAAAAGGTGAGAATAAATCACAGGCAACACTATATGATATCGCTGATGATTGCACGAAGGGATCATATCATAACTATACTTTCAGACATCTTATAGAAAGGATGAAGATATACGAGTCTGAAGAGTTTGATTATGAAGTCACTAAAGTAAGATTCAAAAATGATTAATTACATTCAACACGAAAAAGAATTCTATGGAGTAGTCAAACTAGTCTCTGGTGATGAGGTTTTAGGACCTATGATCGCTACTGAGGACAAGGGAGATACTCTTATTTTTGTGTCTAATCCTGCCAAACCACATGCAAACCCTGTATCAGATGGTAAGCATCAAGGTCTTGCTATTGGATTTACCAAATGGATGATGTTTAGTGAAGAAGATTTCTATCTCATCAGAGAACCTGATGTTATATGTGTCGCTCCTATGAGTGAGGACTCCATTGCCATGTATCGTATGTGGTTACGACGAGAATATGGAAGTCCTAAAGATGATTATACTGCACCAATGAATCAATCTATGGGACTCATTGGTAAAGTTGATGATTTTCGTAAGAAGCTAGAGAAGGAGTGGCGTAACAAAGGTTGACGTAACGATATAACTGTTGTATACTTAAGTCATTCGGAAGCAATAAATGCCACGGAAAGCGAAAAAACAACACTATGTAGATAATAAAAAGTTTCTCGACGAGCTCGTGGTATACCGCAAGGATGTCAAGCACGCTGCAGAATTTGATCTACCCAAACCAAGAATCCCAAACTATATTGGAGAGTGCTTCTTAAAGATTGCTACTCACCTATCATATCGTCCTAACTTTATTAACTACATGTATAAGGATGACATGATCTGCGATGGGATAGAGAATTGTGTACAGTATATTGATAACTTTGACCCTGCAAAATCTACTAATCCATTTGCATATTTTACCCAGATAGTGTATTATGCATTTCTACGTCGTATTGCTAAGGAAAAACGTCAGATGGATATCAAAGATAAACTGATTGAGAAGAGTGGATATGATGAAGTATTTTCTACAGACAATAAAGATGACCATGCCCAGATGAATTCCATCAAGAGCAGAATTGAAACAACTATGAGAGGATAATACATGAATGTATTGGTTATAACTGACCAACACTTTGGAGTTCGTAATGACAGTCTGATATT